TTTAATCTTGCTTTATATAAGGAGAAATAAAATGGTAAGAAATAATCTAAGTCTATTCGACAACTTTAATCAATTAACACCTTTCGCAGTTGGGTTTGAACGTCACTTCAACCGTCTTAATGACTATGTTGAACATAACGCTACATCCACTGGTTTCCCACCTTACAATATACAAAAGGTAGAAGATTTCAAATATGAAATCGAAATGGCGCTTGCTGGATTTTCTAAAGATGATTTAGAAATCGAAAAAGCAGATGGTGTGTTGTCGATTCGTTCTACAAAAGAATCAAGTGATAAAAATGATGATGAGTTTACTTTACATAGAGGAATCTCGTATAGAAAATTCAACAGAAAGTTTACACTTGCTGAAGATGTAGAAGTAATTGGTGCTTCTCTAAAAGATGGTCTTTTGACTGTTACTCTAGAACAAATTGTTCCAGAAGAGAAAAAACCAAAACTTATTACTATCAAGTAATTGGTAGAAATACTGAAAGGTAAGACTTGACATTGCCTTTCTTTTATGTTATAGTCAATTATTAAATCATGATAAAGGAGAATATATTATGAGTAGACCTAAAATGTCTAAAAAACAGAAGGTACTAAACCTTCTATCTAAAGGTGAAAATGTAACATGGAAAACTTTGAGAAAAAGGTATGACCTTGTGTCACCAACTAAAATGATTGATACTCTGAGGAGTGAGGGTCATTGTATATACACAAACGACACCACAAAAGGTGTTGCGTATAGACTTGGTACGCCTTCAGCGGCAATCATTTCTGCTGGTATTGCATCTGTACTTGGTACACAATACGCATACTAAACTGAAATTGGAGAGGGGGGTCTTCCCCCTCTTCTTAATATTATATTATGGAGTACACATTTGAAAATCTTTGGTAAAGAAGATAAGCCTGTTGAAGACGAGTTCGAGCTCTCTTTTGAAGAAGAGTTAATTAACTACAAATATTCTGAAGACAGAATTTTAAAAGAACTTGCTGAATATATTAATGCGACATATAATCAGCACTATTCCCAAAACAAATTCCAAGCAACTGAATTTATTCTAGACTCTGGTCATGGAACTGGATTTACTATTGGTAATATCCTAAAGTATGCACAGCGTTACGGTAAAAAAGGTAGTAAGGAAGATGCAAGAAAAGACTTGCTTAAAGTAATCCATTATGGTATAATCGCATTACATAATCATGATAAGGAGAAAAATTGATATGAAACTTAGTAATGATACTAGAGAGGTGTTGAAGAACTATTCTACAATCAACGCTAATCTATTGGTGACTTCTGGTAATAACATTGCAACAATGTCTCAAATGAAGAACATTGTATCTAAAGCAACTCTACCAGATACATTTGAAAGTGAATTCGCAATCTATGATTTGAACGAATTCCTATCTGCAATGTCATTGTTTGATGACCCAGAGTTAGACTTTGGTGATAATAGTGTAAAGATTTCCCAAGGTGGACAATCACTTAATTATTTTTACAGTGACCCAACTGTGGTAACTACACCCAAATCAGACATTACAATGCCTGACCCAGATGCAGTGTTTACACTTAAACAAAGTATCTTCAATCAAGTATTGAAGGCTTCATCTGTTCTAGGTGTTCCAGATATGGTTCTGGACGTAAACGAAACTGGTCATATGAACCTTAGAGTTTCAGACCGAAAAAATGATACTTCAAATAGTTTCAGTGTTGAAGTTGGAGAAGGTGGTACACCAAATCAAAAGTTTTTCTTTAAGGTTGAAAACTTAAAGTTACTTTCTGGTGACTACGAAGTTAAAGTATCCTCAAAGGGTATCTCTAATTTTAAGAATGTCAATAAGGATGTTGAATACTTTATCGCACTAGAAGCTGCTTGAGGATTAGTTTATGAATGAAATATTATGGGTAGAGAAGTATCGTCCTCAAACGATTAAGGACGCAATACTTCCATTTGAGTTGAAACAAACATTTCAACAATTTGTAGACAACAAAAGTTGTCCTAATTTACTACTGTCTGGTTCTGCTGGTTGTGGTAAGACTACCGTTGCAAAAGCGATGTTAGAGGAATTAGGTTGCACCTACATGATGATTAATGGTTCTGAGGAATCTGGTATTGATGTTCTCAGAAACAAAATCAAGAACTTTGCGAGTACTGTCTCTATGGATGGTAACCGTAAATATGTAATCTTAGACGAAGCAGATTATCTTAATCCACAATCTACACAGCCTGCGTTGCGTGGGTTTATAGAAGAGTTTAGTAAGAACTGTGGATTTATTCTAACTTGCAACTTTAAGAACCGTATCATTGAACCTTTGCATAGTCGTTGTTCAAGTATTGAGTTTCGTATTCCTAACGAAGAGAAACCACAACTTGCAATGGACTTTATGGAAAGTTGTCAGAACATTCTAAATATAGAGAATATACAATATAACAAAAAAGTGGTTGCATCACTTATTCAAAAGTTCTTCCCAGATTGGAGAAGGGTTCTGAATGAACTGCAACGATACAGTGCAAGTGGAGTAATTGATGCTGGAATATTGGTTAATCTATCTGAAGACTCAGTTAAAGAACTTCTTACATTTCTTAAAGGTAAAGAGTTTACCAATGTTCGTAGATGGATTGTCAACAATCTTGATAATGACCCAAGCCGTGTTTATCGTAGGTTGTATGATTCCCTTTATGGTAGTTTGGTGCCTTCTACTATTCCCCACGCTGTTGTTATACTTGCTGATTATTCTTACAAATCCGCCTTTGTCGCAGACCAAGAAATCAATCTATTAGCGTGTATGACAGAACTTATGTCTCAAGTAAAGTTTAAGTAATGGCTTATGAACTAAAAGAATACTTAAAATCAATTAACACTACCAAAGAAAATGTCATGGATAATGACGATAAAATGTGGGAAAAAAGATACTCTTCATTTATCGTCAACAAATGTCTTGCACCATTTAATGATACAGTCATGTTAGTTAATGAGATGAACTTCCACCATCATCTTGATAACAAACTCCAATATGATTTTTTACTAAATAGTGTAAGGAGACAAAATAGATATGCTCCTTGGATGAAGGCGAGTAAGACTAAAAACTTAGAGTATGTCAAAGAATTCTTTGGTTATAATAATGAAAAAGCAAGGTCTGCTTTGAACATACTTAATGATGAACAAATCGCCTATATAAAAGAAAAATTGAATAAAGGTGGAAAAAATGAATGATAGTTTGTGGAAACCAGACCAGATGCTTGAGGTGGGTTTGAAAGAACCAGATGACTTTCTTAAAGTTCGTGAAACACTTTCTCGCATAGGTGTTGCGTCAAGAAAAAATAAAACACTATTTCAGTCCTGCCATATCTTACATAAACAAGGTAAATATTACATTGTTCATTTTAAAGAGTTGTTTGCTCTTGATGGTAAGGACACAAATATCTCAGAAAACGATATCGCAAGAAGGAATACAATCTCTAATCTTTTATCAGATTGGGGATTGATTAATGTGATGGGTGAAAGTGCAATAGAAGCTGCACCATTATCACAGATTAAGGTCATTTCGTTTAAGGAAAAAAATGAATGGTCGTTAGAAACTAAGTACAATATTGGAAAAAAGAAAGAAGGTTAAAATGAAAGTTGGTGAATATATTATTGAAGCTGCAAGGAAACAGGCAGAAGGTGAAATTGCAGTACATACAGCAAATATTAAAGTCTATCAAGCAATGCCTGCTGGCATAGGTGAACATTCAGATGTTACTGAAGCAGTGATTGCAGAGTTAGACAAACTTGCAGCTGCAAATGATAGATTAGAAATGATTGATAAGTATTTTTCAGATTTTAAGGAATAATAAATGTTAAATCTTGCCTCTGCTGAAAATGAAAGCGGTGTAATCTCTTTAAGGGATTACATTGCAGAGCAAACTCCAGAGAAATCGTATCGTTTTGTGGTAATACATAATGAACCAGAAAATATGTCTGATGACTCAAAAGCAGAGGCAGAAGAATTAGCAATTAATTTTCTAAAAGCTGGAAGAAGACTTGGACTAGAAGGTTTTAAATGTAAGATTGAAGATTCTTACCTAACAAGAAAAAATGGAAAAATATACATACACGATTCAGATGATGCAAGTTTTTTAGTAGATGAAAACACTGTAGTTTTTAATAGGTCTAAATCAAATGATTTTGCAAACTGGAAAGGTATGTTATATGATTTAGAAGAATCTGGTGCATATTTACTAAACTCATTAGATATACATCTACTCTGTGCAGACAAGTGGAGAACTTATGTATCTTTAAAAAAGATTGGTGTAAAACAACCAGAGACATTATTGATAAACCATCCAAATAAAGCAGTTGATGTATATGAAAGATTGGGTTCTAAATTTCCAATAATTTTAAAAACACAACTTGGAACTGGTGGTGTTGGTGTTCTTTTAATTGAAAATGAAAAACAACTATTATCTAACGCACAACTAATAACTAGACTAAATCAAGAAAGGGGTATGGTAATACAAGAACATATACCACTTGAATATGATATTAGAGTCATAGTTATAAATGGAGAAATCCACGGTGCAATGAAAAGACCTATTGTTGATGGAGACTTTAGAAGTAATGTTCATCAAGGTTCTAAACCAGAGATTATGGAAATAACAGAATTAGAAAAAGAAGAAGTTATGATGGTTGCAGAACATTTAACACCTAGAGGATATTGGTTAGGTATAGATTTAATTCCATCTAGTGACAGAGACAATGAAAGACCTTATGTTCTTGAGGTAAATACTCAGCCTGGTACATTTGGTTATAACTCTGTTATCAAAACAAATATATTTGAAGATGTATTAAAACCTCTTATGAATAGAGATAATTGGACTTGACTTTTACCCACAAAGGTGGTATAACTATATTATGAATTTCTATACAAACGTAGCCCCTTGGGGGAATCAAATACTAGTTCGTGAATACAAGAACGGTGAGAGAATTAATCGCAAGGTTAAGTACTCTCCTACTCTGTATGTTCCAGTTCAGAAAGAGACTGAATGGAAGACACTTGACGGTAAGTATGCATCACCGTACAAGTTTGATACAATCAAAGAAGCAAAAGCATTCTTAGAACAATACAAACAACAGCCTCATCTGGTCTTTGGTCTAGATAGGTTTGCATACACATATCTATCAGACACATACCCCAAAACTGTTGATTGGGATAGTGACAAAATCCTAACAGTTACAATTGATATTGAGACAAGAGCTGACAATGGTTTTCCAGAACCAGAGAAAGCAGAAGAAGAAATGCTTGCAATCACTATCAAAAACCAAACTACCAAGGAGATTATTCTCTGGGGTTTGGGTGAGTTTAAGAATGACAGAGATGATGTAACTTATATCAACTGTTCTAATGAGAATGAACTACTTGCAAGTTTTATGAACTGGTGGTCTAAACATTATCCAGATATCGTTACTGGTTGGAATACAGAATTCTTTGATATTCCCTACCTTATCAATCGTGTCACCAAAGTTCTTGGTGAAGATAGAGCGAAGGAGTTTTCTCCTTGGGGGTTAATCAATGCAAAGAAGGTTTGGAATCATGGTCGTGACCAACAAGTTTACGATATCATTGGTGTTGCAAGTCTTGATTATCTACAACTTTATCGTAAGTTTACTTACACTAACCAAGAAAGTTATGCACTTAATCATATCGCATTTGTTGAACTTGGACAGAAGAAGAATGAAAACCCATACGAGACTTTCCAAGATTGGTACACAAAAGATTATCAATCTTTTCTAGAATACAACATTGTTGACGTTGAACTTGTTGACCGTCTAGAAGACAAAATGAAACTACTTGAACTTTGTTTGACTATGGCCTACGAAGCGAAGGTCAACTTTGAAGATATGTTTGGTCAAGTTAAATATTGGGATGTTCTTATTCACAATTATCTCAAAGAGAAAAAGGTTGTTATACCCCAAAAGTCTCATCAATCAAAGTCTGACAAGTATGAGGGTGCATATGTAAAAGACCCACAAGTTGGCCAACACAAATGGGTTATGTCTTTTGACTTAAACTCACTGTATCCACATTTGATTATGCAATACAATATGTCACCAGAGACTCTTGTTACTGGCAACTATCTAAAGTTGCCTGAAGACAAAACGTATGTCAATGAGATGTTGGGTGAAATCAAACTTGATATTCCAGACCACACAACTATTACACCAAACGGTGCATTGTATCGTAAAGACAAACTTGGTTTTCTTCCACAGATGATGCAAGAGATTTATGATGACCGTACCATTTACAAGAAGAAGATGTTGAAAGCAAAACAAGACTATGAAGATACAAAAGACCCACAGTATCTAAAATACATCAGTCGTTATAACAACATTCAGATGGCACGAAAGATATCACTTAACTCAGCTTATGGTGCGATTGGTAATCAATACTTTCGTTACTATGACCTTGCGATTGCAGAAGGGATTACAACCGCTGGTCAGTTATCTATTCGTTGGATTGAAAAGAAGATAAATCTATATCTCAATAATTTATTAGGAACTACAAATGAAGATTTCGTCATTGCATCAGATACAGATTCGATATACGTTACGTTTGACAAACTGGTTAGTCGAGTGTTTGAAGAGGGAACAGATGTACAGAAGGTTGTCAACTTCTTGGACACTATCGCTAAAGAGAAAGTTGAACCTTTTATTGATAAGAGTTATCAGAATCTTGCTTCATATGTAAGTGCATATGACCAGAAGATGCAGATGAAACGTGAGGTTATTGCAGACAAAGGTATCTGGACTGCAAAGAAAAGATACATCCTCAACGCATGGGATGTTGAAGGTGTTCGTTATCAAGAACCTCAACTTAAAATTATGGGTATCGAAGCTGTCAAGTCATCTACGCCTGCACCTTGTCGTGCAAAGATTAAGGAAGCGCTGAAGATTATCATGTCTGGTTCAGAGAAAGAACTAAATGACTTTTTGATTGCATTTCGTAAAGAGTTTGATGAACTTCCACCAGAAGAGATTGCATATCCTCGTTCTGTCAATGGTGTTAAAAAGTTTTACTCTGATAGTTCAATCTATCGTAAAGGTACACCAATGCATATCAAGGGAAGCCTTGTTTACAATCATATGATTAAAGAACACAAACTTACAAAGAAGTATGGACTTATTCAGAATGGAGACAAAATCAAGTATCTTGAATTGCGTCAACCTAATCCACTTGGTTGTAATGTAATATCTTTTCCATCACAATTACCGAAAGAACTTGACATTTTAAAGTATGTAGACTATGATGTATCATATATGAAAAGTTTCATTGACCCACTTTCATTTATTACCAATAATATTGGTTGGAAGATTGATAGGTCATTTGGAACACAAACCACACTTGAGGACTTTTTTAATTGAACCAAGAACTATACGATTTATTAAAACGGAATGTTGACCACACTGGTCTTCCAGTAATGCATAAAGAATTATTCCTTGATACTACAGAAAAGTATGGAAAAGAAGAGTTTCGTAAAACACTTGCAGAGTTTATTACAAAAGAGAAGCCACCCTATCCACTTAAAGAGTTTAATATGGAAAAGGTGGTTGACAACTTTCGTAAACTTCAAAAAGCAGATTTTACCAAGTATCTAAGTCAACCAAACAATGTTATGGAAAAGTATGACGATTACAAATATTCATATGATGAATATGGATTGGGTATAATTGATGGGCCTTCTACTTTTAATTATTGTTCAGACTCTTTTATGAATGACCTA